GGCTGCTGTAGCTTGCGCTTGAAAAGCTCCACCATCTATTGCTGATTTAATATCTGGATCTACATTTATTTTAGTAGTAGATTCAAATCTATTTAATGTTCCTTTAGTCGCCATTAATTAGATCCACCTAAAGTTGTTGTTGATTCTAATTGCGTAGCATTTGAAGCTTTAAATGCTTTCACCAATTTAACTCCCTGTTTAACTCCTTCAAGACCAGAAGTCAAAGCCCCTATTCTATTAGAAGAAGCTAACTGACGAGCCTCAAAAGATTTTCCAGCAGCTTCTGTAGTGTTTTTAAAACTAGTTACAGCTACATTAAAATCCTTTATTAATTGTTCTGTTTCAAAAGTGAGAATATCATTTTGAAAAATGTCTTCAAATCCAGAAGTCCCCGACGAAGCAGAAGAAGCAAATTGAGATCCTTGAAGAACTCTAAATTTTCTACGATCTTGCTTCCTTTCAAAATCTCGAGACTGTTCGGCAAGCTGTTTATTTCTTTGAGCTACTTCAGTTTGGAATCTAGCATTTGCTTCTTGAGCAGCGGCTGCCTGGACTTGTCCATAAATTGAAACTCCAACAGCTGCTACTGACGCTATAGCAGATACTACCCCCATAATATCACCTCTATCTTACAATATGACTTTAGCATATCTTACAAAGTTTTCTTTATTGGGACCATATGCAATCATTTCCCCTTCAGGAAGAAACCCAAAAAATCTAGCAAATCTATGTCCTTGACAAAAATCAGATTTTACAATCGCTTGTACTCTATGAAGTTTATATTCTTCAATAAAACTATTCAATAAACTTCCAATTATACTTAGAATGAATTTTTTCTTAACGAAAGCTTCTTCTCCTAAAAACATCCAAAGATCAGCCGTTCCTTTCCAACAAGGAATAATTCCGGCACAACCCAATATTTGACCTTGACATAAAGCTGTATAAGATTTTCCCAACTTTTCTAAAGTTAAAAGACTATTGATAGAATGATCTCTAGTATGGATAAAATCTTGAAAAGCAAAAGATGTAAAATTCATAAAACCTAGATGATCTGTTTCGAATGGAACAATCTTAACTTTATAATCACCTGTCTGATATACTTTAACCATTAGAATATGTCCAATGAGGTTTAGAATCTACCCATTCAAAATCAACCCAAATACCTAAAAAATCGCAATCATTACAATCAAGAAACTCAAACTTATGATCAAAAATAAGATCCATATAAATCATTATATCCTTAGATGAACATTGAGGACATATAAAATATTTATGCTTTTTGAGTTTCAAATCTCTTTCCAATAGCAACTAGTGTAAATGGAAGAGGTTCATCGTGAATAATAGTAACAGATCCATCAGATTCATGAGGACCCCTAAATTTTAATACCTTATCTCCAGTAAATAAAGGAGGAGCTGAATCCATTTTATCATCACCCATACGATATAGAATATTATCTTGAATAGAATCACTTGGCCCTCTACTACCTCCAAGTGACTTATATAAACGAATAACCACCTCTCTGATACGCTTTAATTTACCCTGAATCGTACCAGAAGTAACTCCTGATTCTGGAGAAAGAGTCTTTATTTTAGATTGATATCCCAATCCAACTGTAACTGGAGTAGCAGATCGGTTTAATGTTATTTGACCGGACGAAACGGTCACTTTTGGATGAGTAGCTCCTCCAGCCAATACTGTAACTTGTTCTCCTTCTAAATGAGATAATCCAGTAATCGTAGTGGCAGAAGCCCCTGTATATGTTAAACCCGAATCAACAAAAAAGGAATTATTCTTATTAGTGTCTTGAGATATCTCGAATCTCTCTTCCATAAATTCTACATATCGAACAGTAGACGAATTTATCGTTCTTTTAACGATCATATATAATGTGTCAGATTTACCATCGACAGAAGGTATAGCTACCAATGATTCCACTTCTACATTACTTCCACCTAAAGTATGATTTGACCAAGCAACAACCTCTTCATCTCTCTTATAGGTCATTGAAATCAAACTACCATCAGATAAACAAACCCAAACAATACCATCAGGTTCTTCCACATACGCAGCTTGCCAAATTCCAGGCCTAGTTATATGTTCTGAAAGCAAAGTAAGATTAGATGACAAATGTTTATCTTTTTCAAAATTAAAGGCGAGTTCTCGTAGTTTCTGTTTAGACCTAGAAACGAATAAAACAGCATCTCCAGCAGGAATTGGATCTAAATCAGCAGCCCCATCTTTTGTTTGTTTATCTACTTTAACGTTAGAAGGACTAAAAGCTGTATTAGATGAGCCTGAATCAATTTTAAATGGACCATCAGAAGTTCCAGCAAACATAGAATTATTATCGACAGATAACCAATAAATAGCATTTACCTGATCGTCAGTGATCAATCTATTTATAGCATTATCATCAGCAACTACTCCACTTCTATCTGTTGGCTTATGAGATTCAAAATCAGAAGATCGACTAGCGAAAAAAGCATTAGGCTCTTGAGGAGTATTACAAAAAACTAAACGATTTTCATAAAAAGTAGGCTTACCCGAAGGCCAATTATTACCATACCAAGAACCTAATCTCCATGCCTTAGTTGCAACTGTATTTTCAAATAAAGAATCATCATCGTCTATTACATCGGCCTTTACACTAAATTTATCAACGACTGACGTAATCATAGCGCAACCCCATTTATTAGATTGCTGTAATCTAACCATTCTTCCGACATCTGTAGACTGAAATCCTTTGTTAGAATTAATCCCAAATGTATCGGATGCTGTTAATGTAATTCCTAATCCACTTGTAGTTGAATTAACAATAGTAGTGGCTGTTGAATTTGTAGTTAAATATGGCCCATCCCCATAATGATAATTGGATAAACTCCAAGACGTATGGCTAGAACGAGTCAATTTCATAGGAGGATGACTCTTATGGCAAATATACATAGTATCTGCTGATTGGGCATATTTCAAAGAAAATACTTCTGAGATTAAATAAGGTGTCGATATCTCAATAGCAGTGTTGTCTATAATAGAAACATCATCTATTTGTATATTCTTTGCGTTATCGTTTCTAAACTGCAAATAAACAGTCGATGCGCTAGATGAAGTAAATGCTACACAATGATGACCTACCCCATATTCTTTATCATCAATAAGCTCATCTCCACCTGAAGTAGTACCTAATCTAAGTTTAATACTATCTTGCCCAATACCTATTACACTAAATTTAATGACGTGTTCAGTTCCAGTAATTATAGAACTTATTGATTGTGAGGCAATAGCTACATAAGAAGAAACACCTTGAAGATCTAAAACGCCATTGAATCCCTGAAAAACATGCGCTATTTTAGCCGTTCCAGTAGAGTCATCTGTCCATCCCGAAATATCAGTATCAAATCCTCCATTAGTAATAGAAGCCGTTATGTTATTGGAAACTATTTGTCCTTCATCCTTAAAAAATCTTAAATAACGATCACCTGTCTCTATAATATAAGCTTGTTCAGTAGAAAAAATAAAAGGAATTAGACGAGTTTTATCTGAGGCTGTTTTAATGGGTAGAATATACTTAGTCCCTGTTCTCTTGTCAACAGGACCATGAGGGAAAGTAACGAAATTTATTTGAGTATCCACAGCATTAGCGTATTTAGCTAAATCTACTCTTCCTTTAAGCAAAGGACTAAACACTCCAGCTGTGAAATTACTTTGCCAAAGGTCTTTTCTTATTCCAGATTCTTGACCTTGAACAGATTTAGCAGTTGTAGTAGCCATCAAAGATCCCCAGATTGAGGAAGAGTACCAGCTATACGAGAATCTATCCAAAGGTCAGCAGTAATATCCTCTGGATCATCTTCAGTAGCGTCAGCAAAACGAGCTTTTTGCAATAACTTCTCAGCTTTTGTCTCTAATTTCTCTGCTAATGTACTACTTTGAGTTAAATCTTCAGCTACGGTAGAAGCCAAAAGTAATGCAAAATACATTACAAAAAGAGGACTCCACGTTACCACAGAAGTGTTCCGATAAACATAACTTATCTTAATAGGGTCTTGGTCACATAAAATATAAGATCCTTCTATCTTATATTCCGGATCGTCTTCTATTTCAACTAGTTTAATATAATCCGCAGGCTTATCAAATTGATAAGCAAAACCATACACTGGAGTAGAACTATCTTTACTAGGAATTACCCTCTTAGTTGCAAAGTTCCAATTATGATCCTGAAAAGCAGCATCTCTTACAGTAGAATAAACTTCATTAATACTGTCAGCTTCAGGAGTTCCTTGATCCAAACTAGTTATAGAAGGAGCACCTACCATTTTTAATGCGATATTTGCAACGTCTGTATCTGTAGTCGCCATAAAACCTCGCTAAACTAGGGGACCCGAAGGTCCCCCAGCTAATTAGTCGATAACATACATCAAGTAAGCATGAATCGTACCAGTAATAGAAGCACCTCCAGTTGTCAATGAAATCACACTCTCTGCAGTATAAACATACCCTGCAAATTTATCGATATCAGCAACAACAGGAGAAATAATACCAGCAGACGATGAGGCCGTAGAGACCATCAAACGATCAATATCTGCAGTATCTCCCATTGAAAGAGTAGTACTGGTTCCCAATGCATCATGCCAAACTTTAAAATCAACTACACGAGCATCTACAGGTATCTTAAACAACTGAATAGTAGATCCAGAAGCCAAAGAAGATGCTTCGTAAGTATCATACAGAACTCGTACACGCCCTTGAGAATCCCTAGGAAGTACGGGAGTAACAGGCGTCGAAGTCTGCTTAGTGTAATTTACACCTTGAACAGTAGCCATTATTCACCTCCATTAGGGTTCATCACACTCAATCTCTACGATTTTAGCTTCTTCCATACGAACAGCACCAAAAGAAGCCGCAACATAGACTTGAGTAGAATTACGTTTATCTCGACGAGGACCGATATCTGCATGAATCTCCGCCCCAGAAGCAAACAATACTCCAGAATGAACCCAACAAGGCAACCGACGATGAGCATTGGTAGCAGTCGTCAAAAGGCGTTCAATTTCAAGAAACTTGAAGCCCATATAGAAATCTACCTCTCCATGGACCAGTGCCTTTACTTCATTAGTATCGATGTCCTGGATAAGAGAATTAGACAAAAGATCCGTCATTTGCTGAGCAGAAATAGCAATATACCTAGGCTCTGACTTATCATTCTGAGCTGCAATCAACGTTTGACGAGCTTTTCGCAACTTAGGAATGGTTAAACCAGAATCTACAGCCGAACCTGACTCAACATAATTAACTGCGATTCTTTGATTCGTGGTATCATGTACCACACTAGTAGCTCCAGTTTTCCCAGTAAATGCCGTACCAAAAATGTTTTCGATAATAACGTCATCCTGAGATCGCCCCAAAGCGAAGGCTGCGTTCTGAGAATAAGCAGACGTAGGATCAATCAGCGTCCTAATCAAATCCTTTCTATCAATCAAATCAGCCCAATCAAAATCCCTAAGATGAACGCGTCTGCGATCATGTGGGGTTTCAATCAAGGGCGTATCCGCATGGCGAGTAAGAACCTCTACTGCCGCCGTCGGACCGATTCGATCATAAAAATCGAATTCAGCGCTCTGCGTCTCATTACGAACCCATGGACGTAAAATGGAGCCTTTCTGCTGAAGCAGAAATTCTACATTACTACGGTAGGATTGCACAAAGGCAGTTGTGATCTGGTTACTCATAAACCCGTCCTCACAAAAAAGTTAATATTACATTACACCAGTCGTCTTAGCTACCCGAGGACGGACCTTGACTAACCTTTTAACGTCACGGCTATTTGACGCGGACCCGAAGGCTACCCGATTATTGAGATTCTGGATAAGCAAACTCATGAAGCCGAGCCATTCGCTTAACTGCTTCATCATGTCCAGGACCTCTATTCGTATACTGCTTCATAAATTCAGGATTAGACTGCAATTGACTAATTTCAGATCTAGCTTGGTCAGGAGTAAGAACTGCCCCAGCATTACTTCTATTACTAGATCCAGCAGAATTGTGTTCCAAGAACTTTTCTCCTAAAGTGGCCATAAACTTTAAAAAATGCGGGTTGTTACCGATACGTGTCTCATTTACCAAATCAATAACTTCTTTATCTGCAAATTCCTTCATTATAGCCACACCTGCTGCTACTTTTTCATCATGCGCTAATCCAAACATCTGACGAGACTGTTGATCCCATTCTTTATCTCTCAATTCAATCTGCTTTTTCTGCTCCTCGGCAAGCATTTTTGTATACTCAATCTGATCTTTATACAAACCTTCAGCTTGCTTCTGAGTCAATCCACGTTCATGCATCTTTTGACGAAAAAACTTCTCCATATTTTCGTCTTTTCTAAGATCCTCAGGAATCTCAACTTTATCAAACTTATAACCATACCCATTAGTATCGTCCCCTAAAGGACGACCCAAAGAAGTATAAAAACGATCCCATTCTTCAGAACTAGCATCAGACTGAGGCATAGGCAAACGTGATTTACCCACCATCTCCTGAGCATGAATATAACTTTTAGCCAATCCTCCCAGATCTTTAATGTCATGCAATGACGAATGATTTCGCAGATCTTCAGGCAAATGATCCTTAAAATTAAATTCAGTGTTCTCTACACCTTCAGTAAGAGCTGTAGATTCTGCAGCCGTGCTACCTTCAGTTTCCATAATCAGTCTCCTCTAACAATTTATAAAAATATTCAGGATCCTTATTTGTAAAAGAAATCAAATCCTGAACTACTTGTCTTTTTCCATCTTTATACGCCATATCGCAACAAGTATCACCCGGTTGACGAATTCTAACGTTAACAAAAGTCTTTACTAAATACTTCAATACACGCTCACCAGATGGTGTAGAAAACACAGCCCTGCAATCGTCATGTATAACTAATCTATTTTTCATTTCTTAATAAATTCTGAGCCTTAGCTACGTTAACTCCTCCAGC